CATTTAAATTAATTGGAGAGAAAAATGAAAATGAAATTTGCCGCTGCTGCTTTATTCGGAAGTCTTTTGATGACAAGCCACTCTTTCGGTGCTGGCGATACCAATGACACAGCCTGGGAAAGTTTTGCTCCGGCTATAGCGGAGTGTAAAGAATTAGTTGCTGTTATACAGTCGTCAAAAGACCAGGGTATTCCTCTTTCGAATGAGGAAATTGTAAAACGTGAATCACATAGAGAATCATTATGTACCTGTGTAAATTACGGGATATTCAATGATACCCTAGAAAGTACAGGAGAGGAATTCATTGAGGATCTTGTGTTGACTTATCGTTTGTTTACCAACGACGAAAAATATCCTGGATATATGGATGATTCCGCTATCATTGAGGTTTATATGCGTAAAATGCATTATGGTTATACTGCCGCTGAAATGATTTTCGATGGTATTGCTCAATGTTCTGTGAGCCTTGAAGAAATGAAATAAGAATTTTAAATTATTGGAGATTATAATGAAAACTTTTTTCTAAGTTTGTTGTGGGTGTTGCCGTTGTCGCAGGCCTCGTTTTATCATCGAACAGCTATGCAGAAGAGGCAAGGGGCGATTTGGGAAATTATCAAAAGCCAATTGGATTGTGTCTTGATCGGTATGATGTAATGATTAAACGTTCAATGATTGCTGTATCTCCAAGTGGTGGGCTTCCATCAAAAGAGGACGATGCTATGCTTAAAGACCGCGCTCTTGAATTTTGTATGTGCGAATACACAATCCTCAGCGCAAAAGCCGATCCAGAGAATGAGAAGGAGTTTATTTCAGACCTGATTAAGACAGAGGAATTCGCAATTGAGAGCCTCAAAAATGAATACTATGCCAAGTGGCATGCTGATGAATTATAGCAGAGTACAAATTTTGGTCTGCTGCCATTGATGATGTTGCTGGATGCGGAAACTGTTTGTGAGAATCGGCCATAAGATGGTTTTTTCGTGATGTATAAATATATATTGTACATCATGAAATCTCTCCCTCCTAGAAAAGCACAAGACGCCTCCTCTTGTGCTTTTCTTTTGCCATTTGTATCCATACGATTTTCCTTGACAATAGAAATAAATAGACTATAATACAAGAACGATGTTATAACACTCAAAAAGGAGAATTTATGATCGATATCAACAATGCAAAGGGCCTCAACATATTG